GTACTATTTATAATCGGTGGCGCTATCCTATAGCAACGGCGTGTGTCGCCTTGGTGTTGTATCTGATCTATTTGTGCCTCATGCCAGGTATTATAGAGAGGAATACATTTGCGTCGGTGGCTCATGGCATTGAGTGGACTGACATGGGGATCATATGGGAGAAATGTGATCGGTTGGCGGAGTGGGTGATGGAATTGGTGGCGGAGGAGACCACGGCAGTTGAGACGATAGAGCAGAGTAGGAGGTTACACCTTATGAACCCCTTTAGTATGATATTATATGTTCTAGTTCGTTGCAGTGCGTGGTGGTTGTGGTATGCGTCATACACGACCTTGTTAGGGTTCCAATTATATGCCTATTATATGACCTCTTACTCTAGCAACACAGTCCAATTCTTTTACCAGCCCGATGAGGAGAACTTCTGGATAATGGTCTTATGCGGTGTGCTGGTTCTCTGGTTTATACTGACCTATTTGCATTATGCCTCTTTCTACACTACTTATACTTTGTGGAATAGGAGGATAACTACTAAAACGGGTTGGTACAGGTATCTAGACCTGACGTATGCAAGGACGCAGAGATTGCGGTATGATTTTATCCTAGCTCGATTTATAACGAACTACACTTATGAACATAAGTTGAAGCTAGCGATAGAGGACCCCGTAGGATTTGTAGCGTATACGATAAACAGAGAGAATTGGCACTACCTGTATACTGATGCATTTGTGGAGTGTAATGACGGGTTTTTGGGTGGAGTGAAAAAGATGACCTATGTAGAAAGAGATACTACACAGTGGACCCCAGAGACAAAGTATGTTGGGTATAAGGCGCAGAGTCTGAATCGGTTAGGAGAAGAAATTCCCTATGCAACGCTTCCTAGTGAGCTAGCAACTAGCCTATTATCTCCAGATCCGCCTACAACAGTAGAACTAGATGTAAATATCACCCCAATGATGTTTTCCGTGGAGCAATCTACTGCTTATAACCTCAACATGGCCTTGATGAAACGGGGATTCGGAGCGATGGTTACACCAGTAGAGGATATGTCTAAGGAATTTGTTGACTTTGCAACCACCTCTATAACCACTGCTGTCGAAGGGTTGAGTACTATGCCAGTGCAACCCACCATCGAGGAGTATATCTCTACACGGGATGCGACCCATAAACGAGCTTATGAAAATAATTACAATCAGTGGTTAGAAGACCAAAAACTTAATCAGACTTACACAGTGGGTATGAAAAACTTTGAAATAAACCCGGTGGCTAGTGAAGATTCGAAACCTCGGATTATAGTCTCAAACGAACAAGCGGCATTTATGATAGGATTTGTTAATTCGTTAATAACTCCCGTTATAAAGGCATCACACCCTGAATTCGTTTCTTCACTGTCTCCATGGGCTTGCGCGAAGAAGATACAGAAGGCCTATGACCGCATGACTAGTACACATGGCCGATGTTTCTTTATTTGTGTAGACGGGACGGCATTTGATTCACATCAACATATTTGGAATCGTTTCGACGTTTTCCTTATACTACTTATTGCTGTACCCGCCTTGATAGCCCAGGAATATTCCTTAACTCAGATAGATGCTATTGTTTACCTATGTGGGAGTCAGATTAATTACTTTAGGGTTAATTACCCTAGAGAGATGGGATTCAGATCCACACCCCCCATGCTTCGGGGAATTATAAAGGGGTTGACTTTGTCCGGTTCCGCGATCAAGACTACACTTATGAACACTCTACTCTCAATATACTATATGAAGTTCATTTGCAGCAGGCACGGGATCCATGCAGAGGTAATGGCCGCAGGAGATGATCTACTTTTAATTGTCTCGGCAGATACGGTCCATCTCTTTAGGGAGAATATTTATACTTATTACTCACCGCCTTCTAGCACCCAGATCTCTCATGGTTTAGGCCAAGTGATCAAGGGCTATACTATCAATGAGTTTAAGTTTGATTTCCTCTCTAGAGCTGGGAACGTTTCTCCTTTGGGGAAGATTTCTTGGGTGAGGCAGCCTTGCAGGGTTGCGATTACGGGTCATGCTACTAATTCAATAAAGTGTGAATTAAATCCAACAGCTACCTTGTCTGAACGGCAATTCAAAACTGCAGTTCTCGAAACATTTAGACAGGAGCCATTAGAGGCATACCGTAAGTTCGGGGAGTATCTAATGTGTTTAGATGATTGTGATGAAGGGCCGGAGGTGGTAAGGGGTCGCCACCAACGGTCGAGGCGTGCACAACGCCAAGCTGTCGAGAAGATTAGGGCAACTGCCGCTCTGAAGCAATCGGTTCTAGGTGAGGG